AAGGAGCTGAGCGCTGCGCTCGGAGTATTCGAACGCAAACTCGGCATTCCAGAGCAAGAAACTGTGATAAGGATATGTTATGACTAAATACGTGCGGCTCAACAATGTCGGAGCTGCTTGGATTAAGTCAACCAGAGAAAAATACGGCCTGACGACCACTCAGGCCGCTGAAATGTGCTGTGTAAGCACGCAAACATGGCGACGTTGGGAGAATGGCTCTTATCCCATGAATCCATGCATCTTCCATTACTGGTTGTCGGTCTTGGAGAAGCGGGTTTTACCTCGCAGCGGCCTTGAAGGCAAACGTTGGCAAGGTTGGTACTTCGACGAAGGCAAGTTGGTCACGCCATTAGGTCATCGGTTAGGCGCAGCACAAATCGAAGATCAACAAAACCAAATCAACCAAACACGTGCAGTCTATCGTCAGGCACACAAAGTTCGCGAGCATGCCAAAAGTGGATTACATGAAGCAGGTGAATCATGGTTCGGTTGGCAGTTTAAAGGTGGCTTCCTTGTGAGTCCGGATGAACGCAAAATCGCAGCAGACGAACTCTATGTCATGATGGTCGGTTATGATGCAA